TGTACCCAGTACCCGATGGTGTTTACACAGTTAAGTTTGCTTTAACAGTACCACAGGCAACACTATCTTCAGGCTCAACAGTTGTGTTAGTGCCTGATACATTGGTTGCTCAAAATGCTTATGCAAGAGCATTGATTGAAAGAGGAGAAGACCAAGGTTTTCCATCTTCAGAAGCATACAATTTGTATAAAGGTATGTTGTCAGATTACATTGCACTAGAGAGCACTCGTTATCCTGAAAATCAAGAATTTGTACCAATATGACCCAACAAATACAAATTTCTAGCATCTCAGCACCTGGCTTTTATGGGCTGAATACGCAAGACTCTCCGCTTGATATGCAGAGTGGTTGGGCGTTGGTTGCTACAAATTGTGTAATTGACCAATATGGTCGTATTGGTGCTAGAAAAGGTTGGTCAAGAGTTAATTCATCAAGTGGTAATTTAGGTGCAAATGATGTTAATGTTATCCATGAATTAGTACAGTCTGATGGAACTTTGACTGTTTTATTTGCAGGTAATAATAAACTCTTTAAACTTGATGGCTCTAATGCTGTTTCAGAATTAACCTATGGGGGGGGTGGGTCTGCTCCAACTATTACTACAAGCAATTGGCAATGTACATCTTTGAATGGTATTACTTATTTCTTTCAGTCAGGGTATGACCCTCTTATATTTGACCCAACAGTTTCAACAACAACATATAGACGGGTATCAGAAAAAACAGGATATGTAGCAACTGTTCCAAATGCAGACATTGCAATATCTGCTTATGGCAGGTTGTGGGTGGCAAGTACATCAACAGTTAAGAATACTGTGTATTTTTCTGACCTAATTGCTGGTCATGTATGGAGTACAGGAACGGCTGGTTCTTTGAATGTAGATAGAGTTTGGCCTAATGGGGCTGATGAGATTACTGGTTTAGCGGCTCACAACGGGTTTTTATTCATCTTTGGTAAACGTCAGATTCTTGTTTATCAAAATGCCACTACCCCTGCATCAATGTCAATAAGCGACACAATTGGTGGTATTGGTTGTATTTCAAGAGATACTATTCAGGCAACAAGTTCTGATGTTGTGTTTTTATCTAATTCGGGTATTCGTTCTTTATCCAGAACAATTCAAGAGAAGTCTGCTCCTGAAAGAGATTTATCAAAGAATATTAGGAATGACCTTGTTCAAAGTATTTCAGGAGAAAATTTAACTAATTTAAAATCCGTATATTCAGAAAAACAAGGATTTTATTTAATAAGTTTACCTGTTGCACAAAGGGTTTATTGTTTTGATACAAAGGTTATTTTGCCTGATGGTTCTTACAGGGTAACGACTTGGAATAGTATTTTGCCAACTTGTTTTTTATCAAGAAGAAATGGTGATTTATTAATAGGTAAAACTGGTTATATTGGAAAGTATGGAACTTATTTAGACCATACATCTACATTCCCAATGGCATATTACACAAACAATGCAGACCTTGGTGACATTTCAAAAATATCAATTTTAAAGAAAATTAGTGCAATTGTGATTGGTGGTAGCAATCAATATGTAACAATTAGATGGGGTTTTGATTTTAAGGCTAACTATTTATCTGAAAGTATCTTGTTGCCAACACAAGGTATTTCTGAGTATGGTGTGGCTGAGTATGGTGCAAATGCAAATCCTATTGCGTATTATACTGATGGGGTTGCTCTACAAACAATATCATCAAATGCAACTGGTTCAGGGAAAGTGGTACAAACTGGATATGAGGTAACAATCAATGGTTCAGCATTATCAATTCAAAAGATTGAAATTCAATCTAAACAAGGCCGATTTAGTTAAGGAATAAATATGTCAGACTATACAAAAGCAACTAATTTTGCGACAAAAGACACGCTAACAAGTGGTGACCCTTTAAAAATTGTAAAGGGTACTGAGATTGACACAGAGTTCACTAATATTGCAACTGCTGTAAATTCAAAAGTTGATGAATCAAGTGGAGCAATGACAGGTGGAACAATTGACTCAACCACAATTGGAGCAACAACACCTTCTACGGGTGCTTTTACTACTCTGAGTGCATCTAGCACAGTCTCAGGGACAGGTTTTAGCACTTACTTGGCTTCTCCTCCTGCTATTGGTGGTACTGCTCCTGCGGCTGGTAAATTTACAACTCTTGAATCTACATCAACAACAACTTTGTCGGGTGGAACTATTAACGGTGTTGCTTATTTAAACGGGTCTAAAGCGGTTACAACAGGGGCGGCATTAGCGTTTGATGGCACTAATTTATCGGTGGTAACAACGGGGGCGGTCAAATTACCATCGGGTACAACGGTTGAGCGTCCAACACCTACTACGGGAATGTTGCGTTTCAATAGCACAAACACTCAATTTGAGGGTTATAGTGGTACTGCATGGGCAGGGATTGGTGGTGCTTCAGGTGGTGGTGGCAACCCTTTTGTTTACGAAAACGATATAACAATAAGCGTGGACTACACCATTACGACAAACAAGAACGCAATGAGCGCAGGTTCATTGACGCTTAATTCGGGAATAACTGTAACCGTTCCAAGTGGTAGCACTTGGGTGGTTCTATAAGGAGTATGTATGGGAGTTAAACTCGTCTCAGCAAGTGCAGGGTCTGTCGAGATTGTTGCACCTACAACTGCGTCAAATTACACCGCTACGATGCCCGCAGGCACAGGCAATGTGGTAGTCAACGGTATCAATAGTTCAATCGTATCGGGCACATCTGTTAATGCCGCCACAGGAAGCCCAACTTCAATTGACTTTACTTCTATTCCATCTTGGGTAAAGCGGATTACTGTAATGTTTAGTGTTGTCTCTACAAACGGTTCTTCAAGCCCACAAATCCAACTTGGGACAGGTTCAACAACATATACAACAAGCGGATACTCTGCTTTTTCCGCAAGTATGTCAGCAACTCCTAGCACAACAGGTGTTTCTAGTGGTTTTGTTACAACTTCTACATCTGCTTCAAACGCATTGTCAGGTTCTTTTGTATTTACTTTGTTGGGTTCAAATACTTGGACTTGTTTTGGTGGGGTAGGACAAAACGCAACTAACGCATCTATTGTTATGGGTGCAGTTTCTTTAGCGGCAGTTTTAACAGCCGTAAGAATTACCACCGTACTTGGTGTAGACACCTTTGACGCGGGCTCAATTAACATTCTTTACGAATAAGGACAAGATATGAGTGTATCAATCAACGGCACGACGGGTTTAGTATTTAACGATGCGTCAACGCAAGCAACTGCCGCAACAGGCTTTGGGTTCAAGAATAGAATTCTAAACGGCTCAATGATTGTTGACCAAAGACATGCGGCGGCATCACAAACATTTACTGCGGCGGGGGCTTTAGCATATTCTGTTGACAGCTGGTACGGGTACTGCACAGGCGCTAACGTCACGGGTCAGCAAGTTGCTGGCTCAGGAGCAGTTCAAAACAGATACAGGTTTACAGGTGCGGCATCGGTTACCGCAGTAGGCTTTGGTCAACGTATCGAGCAGAAAAACTCTTACGATTTAGCGGGTTCTACTTGTACATTGTCGGCAGACTTGGCTATATCGGCAACGCTAACGACTGTCACTTGGACGGCTTATTATGCAACCACCACCGCAGATACTTTTGGTTCGTTGGCAAGCCCAACTGTTACATCAATTGCAACAGGGACATTTACTGTTAGCGCAACCGTTACTAACTTCACCACAAACATTAGCATCCCTGCGGCGGCTACTACGGGCATACAAATCTTGTTTACTGTTGGCGCATTGACGGCAGGGTTGACTTGGACGATTGGTAATGTACAGTTGGAAAAAGGCTCAACAGCAACGAGCTTTGACTACAGGCCGTATGGTACTGAGTTGGCTTTGTGTCAGAGGTATGGACTGCCCGTATTAGGTTCATTTACAGGATATAGCAATGGAACAACAGTAGTTGATTGCTCTATGACATTCCCCGTTCAGATGAGAACTGCCCCTACTGCTGGTTCTTCTTCTGCAACTGTTGCTTCTTGTGTAACTGCGGGTGGTGCTACTTCTACTCAATCAGCTTTAAGTTTTACATTTCCAGCTTCAGGTGTTGTTTCTCAATTTGGGGCTTCTGTTCGATTTAGTAATTTTGCTGGTTTAACTTCAGGTCAAGCAGCTTATGTTTACACTAATGCAACAACCCCTGCTGGCTTTCTTTCTGCGGACCTTTAATCATGTATAAACAATATAAAGAACCTAATGGTCAATTAGTAGCCAATAGAATTATCCGTCTATCAGATAATGCTTGCATCCCATTCGACCCAGACAACACAGACTACCAGCAATACCTTGCATGGCTTGCACTTGGCAACACACCACTTCCAGCAGAGGAGAACGTATGACTATCACGCTAAATGGCACAACGGGGATTAACACCCCAGGCGTAGTAAACACGGCGGCAGAGACTGTTGCCACAACATTGGCGGTCACGGGTGTATCTACACTAACGGGTGGATTTACTGTTGGTGCAACTGCCGCCCCTGCGTTTAGTGCTTATGCTAGTACCACACAAAGTATATCTTCTGCAACTTTTACTAAAGTAACTTTTGGTGCAGAAGATTACGACACAAACAGTAACTTTGCTTCATCTACATTTACTCCTACAGTAGCAGGATATTACCAAATAAATATAACGGGGTCTTATGCGGGGAGCGGAAGTCCAACAAGACAAATTTTTTCTTTATATAAAAATGGCTCTGTTTTACAAAGGCCTGTTGATTCTGCCGCTTTTCTAAGCATATTAAGCGGAAGCACACAAGTTTATATGAATGGGTCAACAGATTATCTTGAGGTTTATGCTTATATGACATCAACGGGGACAACTGTAATTAGTTCTACGACAGCTTCCGAAACTTTTAGAATTAGTGGTTTCTTGTCAAGGAGCGCATAACATGACACTCTACGAAAAAATAATGGCTTTATATCCTAGCCTTACAATTGAGGATTTCTTAGACACCATTCGTTTGCAAAACGACAGCGATGGAAAAGGCGATTACATTGCTAAATGGGAACATACGTTGCCTCGTCCAACAAATGAGCAGTTGGAATAATGGAAATCACATTAAATAGCAAGATGAAACAAACATACTTAGAAAGTTTGGGGTAAAAACATGGCATCATTTCAAGAATATGTTAATGCAATTAATAACGGTTCTTTAAAAATTGTTCCTCGTCAAGAATGGGATGGAGAGCAATACGCAACAAATTACGTACCAATAATTAATGGTCAAGAAGCCCCAAATTCAAATGATGTAGCATTTCTTCCTCAGTACGCACAAATTACAGTTAACCAAACAAGCGGTGCTGACGACTCGGGTAATGGGGGATACACCTATCAAGTGCAAAGAGATGATTACACAAAACCTCCAATTGGTTTTCGTCTAAGAGGCAGAACGAACAATAATATATTTGAAGACGTTAATGTAGGATATAACTCACAAACAGGAGCAATTCCTCCTCCACAAGCATCTCAGTTTTATACAAGTGGCGAACAACAATATAGTGGATTTCGTGGTTTGGCTCAAGGTTTGGGTCAGATTGCAAAAGATACTGCTCCTGTGTGGACTGCCGCACTTGGTGCTAATTTGGGTGCTGGTGCTGGATTGTTTGGTGACTTGGGTGCGGCTGGTGCTATGGATGCGGCAACATTAGCTGACTTACAGTTAGGTCAAGCAATGACTGCTAATGCGGCTGGTGGTGCTGGTAGTGCCGCTTATAATGCCGCATTATTGGATACAACAAATGCAGGAATTCCAAGTTCAATATCACCAAATGCGTATAGTGCGGCATTAACTGACACTACAAACATGGGTGCGGCAACAGGAGCAGGTGGTGCTGTAAGTGGTGCAGGAAAAACAGTTTCACCCAGTTTACTATCAACTGGGGCATCGGTAGCAAAAGGTCTTTTAGGGGGTGCAGGTGGTATAGACAACAAAACACTAAGTAATTTAATTAGTGGTGGTATGAATACGGCAGGACAGGTTATTCAATCTGAGGCAGATAAAGCGGCTCAACTCAAAGCACAACAAGACATTATTAATGCTACTCAAACGGGTGTAACGGGTTCACAGTTTAGACCTGTTGGGATTACAACTGCTTTTGGTTCTTCTAACTTTAAAACTGACCCAGTAACAGGACAGTTAATAAGTGCAGGTTACACACCTTCGTCAGCAATATCACAAGGTGTTAGTTCTTTAACAGGTCTTGGTCAAAAGTATTTGGCTCAGTCACCTGAAGATGTTGCGGCTCAATATATGTTGAGTCAGCAAAACTTGCTTGCCCCTACCCGTGAACGTCAACTAGCGGCAATTAGAAATCAATTGCAAAACACAGGTAGAACTGGATTATCTATTGGTGGCACAGGATTAAGACCTGGTGGCGGTATGGGGTTGAGTGCAAGTAACCCTGAACTAGAAGCCTATTACAACGCTATTTCTCAACAAGATGCAACATTGGCGGCTAATGCACAAAAAGCAGGTCAAGAGAATGTTACCTTTGGAGCAGGATTGTTTAATAACGCAGGAACTTTAGAGCAACTTGCACAACAACCTTTGTCATTGAGTTCTCAACTTGGTGGACTATCGGCAAATTATGGAGGAAATGCAGGAAGATTAGGTTTAACAGGGACTGCGGCTGGTGCGACTTATGGCACAGGACTTAAAGCTACTACAAATCCTTTTGCAACTTTATTTGGTGGTGCAGGAAGTCCTACATCAACATTGGGTACTGGACTTAGTAATTTGTTAGGCAATTATTTGAATAGTTATAGTGGTTATCGACCATCTGTTTATGACGCAAATGCAGGTGTTAATTTCACAGCCCCTAATGTTTACGGATAAGGAGTAAAAACATGGCAGATACAAACATTGCAGGATTATTTGGAATTACTCCTCAACAGTATGAGCAGAGTCTATATAACCAAGCACTAAACGAAGGTCAATCCTTTGGTACTAGAGCAGGTTTATATGCGGCTGGAGCACAACTAGGTAGAGGCATTGGCGGTGCTTTGGGTGCTGAAGACCCACAGTTAAAGATTATCAGTTTGCGTCAGCAAGTGTCGCAAAACATGAACCCCAATGACCTTAATTCTGTTCAACAGGCGGCTGAGACATTAGCAAGGGCTGGTGACCAACAGGGTGCTTTGCAACTGGCTGATTATTTAAGAAAAGCACAGGGTGACTATGCTTTGATTCAACAAAGAACTGCTGAAAAAATGACTCCTGAACAACGTAATGCTGAAGCAAAAGCAGGACTTATGGATGTTATTTCTCAATTAGAGAATATGCCAGCGTCTCCTGAAAGAGATAGAGCATTAACAATGCGTAAAAATCAATTAACCTTACTTACTGCTGGTAAGCCTGATAAAGTTGCAGATGCAATTCAAGTTTCTAGAGAACTTGGAATATTAACAGAGGCTTTAAAAAATGAGACCGAAGGAACTCCAGCATATAAAAGTATAAAAGTTCAATTAGATAGGTTACAAAAACAAGAAAATCCAGTTGAGTTTGAAAAAATATTGACAGAGGCTGGATTTATAAAAGGAAGTCCTGAATATCAAACAAAAATGAAAGAATATGCAATTGCTAAAATTCAAGGTCTAACAAAACCTTTAGTTTATAACCAAGCCGCACCTGTTGCCGCACCTGATTGGTCAAGATTTATGGGTTCAATTAGTAATGACCCAGTAATGCAAAGAACATCAACAATTATTTCTGATGCTCCAAATGCTATTGAAACCATTAAAATGTCAACTGAAAATAATTTTGCATCTGCATCATTGCCATCAGCATTGGCAAAACTTACTGGTGAAGGCAAAAATATGTCAAACCAAGATGTAAATAGATATGCAAGAACAGGAGGTCTTGATGAAAGATTGGCTCAAGATGCAGTTAAATTTTTTACAGGAAAAACAACAGAAGTAAATAAATTACAGGCAGAAAAATTTGCTACTGCTGTATATCGTGGAGCATTATTAGAAAGAAAACAATTTTTAAAAGACAACGCAGAACAATATGGTTATTTGAATACTCCAAATTATGCTTCTGCTATTGGTCAAATTGATAATCAACTTGCAAAGTTTAAACCTATTGCTCCTCAATCTACAACAACTACAAATCCTCCTGCAATACAAACAAGAACAGGAAATTCTTTGGTTGATAAATATTTAAATTTTTAATAAAGCGAGAAAAGTATGGCCGCAACTTATGAACAAGTAATTGAAGCATTGCAAAAGGCTGATGCCGAGGGAAATGTTGATGATGCTCGTCAATTAGCACAAATGGCTGTTTCTTTAAGACCACAAGGATTTGGTGGTGGCAGAGGATTAGTTGGTGGTGCTACTGCTGAAGGTAAAGCAAGAGCCGCAACATCAATGGGTGAATATTTGCTTGAAAGTGCCAAAAAAGGTATTACAACCACTCCTGCAAGAATGTCTGCTGGTCAAGCAATGCAACAAGGAACTTTTGCTGGTGCTTTTCCAACTCAGCCTGAACTTGAGCCATTAACAACTGAGAATATTCAGCAAAAAATGGGTGTTGATACAAACATTAGACCTGCTACAACCGCACAAAAGTATTTTGGTGCAGGAGTAGAAGGAGGAACAGATATTACAGGTCTTTTAGGCGGTGGAGGGTATTTTACTAAAGGTTTAAATATGCTGACAGGAGCAACGTCAGCAATTGGTGGTGAATTTGGTGGAGAGGTAGGAAAACAAATAGGTGGTGTCCCTGCTCAAGTTTTAGGTGGAATTACCTTTGCATTATTAAGCGGTGCTGGAACAGTTAAAGGGATGGAAAGCATTGTTAAAAAGGGTGTTGATAGATTTAATGTTAAAGACTTAGATGTTGCTGACATGGCAAATGTTGAAGGTTTATCAAGAGCCAAAGATTTGGTTGAAACTGCTCTTAAAACAGACCCAACATTAGCGGCAAAATTAGAAAGTGTCCAAAATAAGATTAAATTTATTACTGGTGGAAAAGGTGCGTTAAATGTTGGCGGTTTAGATAATTTAGTTATTAGGACAAAACTTGAAGATTTAGCCAAAAATGACATTCAATTTGCAACAGAATTGCGTGATGTTTATAAGTCATTACAAGACTCTGTTAAGAAAAAAGCAACTGCATTATATCCATCTCCTACTGGAGAAATTCCTAGTGCTCAAAAGAAAATTGAAGGTGTTGAAACTGATTACAATCAAAGAATTGATTACATAAATAATCAGTTAAATAAACTTACAGAATCAATTAATTTAGGTACTGGCATTGCACCTGCTGAACAAGGTAAAGCAATACAAAATTTAGTGTTGGCAAAAGAAAAAGCAACAAGGGCATTACTTTCCCCTGAATATGACTCTGTTCTTGGACAGGCATCTAAACAGGGTGCAATTTTACCTGCCGCAGACACTCAAAACTTATTAAATATTGCTCAAGATTTATTTGAAGGTGACCCTTGGGCTAAACAAGCCCCATTACTTAAACTTGTTAGAGAACAAGCAAATAAATTTAAAGCATTAAGACAATCAGTTTCGCCTGCTGGAACTGGTGATGGTTTACCTGCTGTTGGTGGTGCTGATTTATCAGTTGGAATGGATATTACAAGTTTAGATTCTTTAAAACGTAGGGTTTCTGATGACATTAGAAATACCCGTGACCCAAACAGAATAGACAAATTACGTCAATTGCAAAACGAAGTTGATGATGCTTTAAATCGTGTTCAGTCATCAAAAGGTAATGTAGAAATTGACTTTAGAGGTCAAAAATCTACTTTTGGCGATGCAATGACAAAACTTGACCAAGACTATTACAACAAGGTTGGAGTGCCATTTAATGATGCTTCTGCTGTTCAAAAAATAGCCTCACAAGAATATTCTGAAAAAATTGCACCATTGATTGCATCAAGCCCAACATCATTAACTCAATTTTTGCGTATTTCAGGAGAAGAAGGAATACCATTGGCTGAAAAAGCAGTATTGTCAAAGTTATATGCAAAAGCAATTGACCCCAAAACAGGATATGTTGACCCAGTAAAACTAGATTCCTTAATTACAAAAAGTAGTAATGATGGTGGGTTTTCTGACATTATTAGTAATTTGCCAAGTTTAAAAACAAAACTTCAAAATGTTTCAACTAGAAGTCAATATTTATCAGGGGAAAAAGTTGCAATAGATGATTCTGCAAAACAATCAAGAATTGATTTAGGACAAAGTTTTTTAAAAGATTACGATACTGGTGGAGTTGACACTATCATTAATAAAATGACTGGTTCAAGTGGTAAAGGATATGTTAATAAATTTATGGTTGACATGAAAAAACTGTCATCAGAAGACCAAACCAATACTAAATTAGCAGTTAGAAATGCTTTAGTTACAAAAATGCTTGATTCTGAAAATCCATTTGATTATTTAAATAAAAATAAAGATACGTTTATATCTATGTTTGGGGCTAAACATTTTAATAATCTTGATGCTTTGGCAGATGTTGCTCGTTTATCAACCAAGTTAGATATTGAAAAATTGCCAATTCGTGCAAGTGCTGTTAAAGAAACTTCAGCAATAGAAAGAATGATGGGTGGGGTTACTCCTCAACAAATCACAGCTATTGCTGTTAATCAAATCTCTAGTGTGTTTAACAAGGGGTTTAGGATTCTTTCATTAATTGGCAAATCAAATCTTGATGAAGCCACTAAAAATGCACACAAACAATTGTTTATGGATGAGGGTGGAGTAGATAAAATATTAAATGCTTCTACAAAGATAATATCTAAAAAAGGTAAAGAAATAGACTTAAAAGACATTATTAAACCTTCTGATATTACAGATTTGGCATCGTCAATTGGAATGAGTGTTTTAAGGTCAGGTTATTTAGGTGGCTCTACTGGAGTTTCTCCAAGTGAGGTAATGACACCTGAAACACAGCCTTATTACATCTACCAACCATAGGAGTGACCTATTGACCCGCTTACCATCCTTGCAATGGCGAATGGCTGTGTGGCGGCTATTCGCAAAGGTTGTGAACTTTATAAGCAAGTCAAAGGTACTGTTGCCGATGCTCAAAAGACATTTAACGAGGTTAAGACCATCACTAAAGAGGTTGGTGGTTTCCTTGGAATGTTCAAGAAAAAGGTTGAAATCCAAGTTGAAGTCCCTGTTGAGCAACCCAAAGGAAAGAAGCATCAGCCTGTTATTGATGAAAATACAGTTTATGCAGAGTTGGCAACAAATTTGTCTAAATTGTTCCGCCTTCAAGAGCAGTTGTCTAAGTACATTAGAAACGAAGAAGAAAAGTCTAAAACAGTCTATGACCCTGACCAAAACCTTATGGAGTCAGCACTTCAAAGGGTCTTGGTTCAAGAGCAGATGGACAAGTTGGCAGAGCAAGTTCAATGGGAGATGATTTACAACAGTCCTCCTGAACTGGGAGCATTGTTTAGCAAATGTCACCACATGAAGGTGCAGATTACCCATGAGCAAGACCATGCTAGGGCAAAGATTGAGAAGAAAAAGAAGGAAGCCAAACGCAAACAAGATGAGATGGTTAGCAAGATGCAAGATAATCTAATTTACTTTGTTGCTGTTTTCTTTGTATTTTCAGCTTTGGCGTTTACTTGGTGGGTTATCGTGTTAGACAGAAAGGTTCGATATGGGTGGTAAGAATGAATTTAGTAATAATTATCATCTGTGCGTTTGTTTTTGTAATCATATT